ATCATCTAAATGTTTATGAAGTATTTCTTTTGGTGATGTACCTGGAGGAGCTTTTTCTGTTTTCATTCCTTGCCATAGGTTGTCTAAAATATTTTGCATATCATCACCCTTGATTCGTGGGGGTGGAATAGGAGTGTGAGCTCCAATTAAACGTCTTAGTTTTTCTTGGTCCATGATATAATTAATATCTCTAGCTATTATCTGTTGAGTAGTTTCCCCTTCAACCTTATCATTGTAGTGCACAGTAAATCTAAACTCTGGTTCTGGAGAATAATCTATTTTGATTAGTGCAGACAATGCCGGAAACTTTTTAACTTTATCAGATGCTACACCAAACTTTCTTTTTAAACATTCTGATTTAACACACATACTATTGATAGGTTCTTCCGAACAAGTATGGCCAGCAGTATCTTTTTTATATGCTTTAATTTTTTGTTTTACTTTTTCATCACCCCATATGTTATCGTAAACAATATAATTTCTTGCACCTTCTAAAAGTTTTTCTTCCCAGTTGTCCGGGTATTTCTTTTTAGCGAACACCATGTAGTTATAAATAAAGCGATCTCTATAATCATCTAATTTAGATTTAGATAATCTTTGTAAACAAACTGGGCCATCAACAAATTCATCTGCACCACCAGTTAGTTCTAGTCTCATAAGTTCTGTAGCAAATTCTTCTAGATCTTCTTTGCTTTTTGTGTTAGCCTCGACGACTTTTATAAATTGATCAAAAGTAAACTCAGTTCCATCTAGATTCACACCCACTCTTTCATTACGATTATAATAAGGTAAGTTTATAAAGTTACCATTGATAGGTTTACTATCTGAACCTATTCCTAATTGAGTTTGTTTTGGAAATATTTCTGTTGAAGCTTTGAGATCAAAAGTAAATAATAATTTATCTAAAAAATTTCTTACAAAGCTAGCCTTAACTGGTTCATTAAAGAATACATATATATGAAGTCCACCACTTTTAGATTTAACTGGGACTACTGGGATATTTTTCTTGTCTATAATTTCTAAATATTTTCTAAGATCAAAGTTATCATATTCATCAGAGTCTATATCTATCGCTCCAAACTTTGCTAATCCATCATCATCGCAAGGTTGTATACCGATAGATTTTTTACCACTAAGATGGTCAAGATAATCAGACTCTAATAATTCTTTAGCTGCCCAACCATACTTTAATTTTAATTTTCCTGTAGCGGGATCTTTAAATGCTGAGTTAAGATCAGCATAACCATAGTCTCTCTTTAGTCCTGTAAATATTTCTATAAATTTATTTTCCATCTTTATATTATTAGGGGTGGATTCACTCTCGCTTCACCACCCCAGTTGCAACAATTCCTCTTAAGGAATTCTACATTATGTGAGCTGATTCAGTTGACGTACTGACTGTATTATCCTCACCATGTTTAACTTGAACATCTCCTTTAGAAATGCTTTCAGAAAAACTTCTAGCTTGTTGATACAATGCA